TGTAATACCAAACAATACATTGATTGTTTGTAGCCATATCGTAGTTGCCAGTTCCTCTTTGTAGGTTTAAACTATTAGGATTAACTATACATTTATTAGTTCCAAATCCTACGGCAGTTGTTGAAGCATCCATAATTGTTACTTCATCCCCTAAAGCCGGAGCAGCTGGTAGGGTTACTGTTACTTGAGCAGTTGCCGCCTTAATTAAAATAACATCTCCTGAAACGGCTGTATAAGCTGTCACAGAAGCTGAATCAATTTCTTTAACACCTGGTTGCATAAGAGGCATATAAGCAGCTGGAGTTGCTCCGACTGAATAAATTAAACCATTAGCACCACTAGGTACATTAACATAAGTAGCTCCACTTTGTCCTGTAGTAAAAATTTGTACTGTATAATTAGTAGTTGCTCCTCTAACTGTAGCATCTTCAATAAAAAATACTCTGTTAGCTGTTCCACCACTTGTAGTTGCTGGAATTTCTAAAGCAGAATTTCCACTTAATGTACCAATTAATTTGATGTACATATGTTTTCCGTCAGCTGTAGCTGAACCATCAGATAAATCTAATGTAGTTGTACCTGTATTTAATGTAACAGTTGTGTATCCTGAGACTGCTGTCTGTAATACTTTTAAATTAGTGTTTGTAATTGTTCCCCATAAACCGGCTTTCTCACCAGTTGTTACGAGTTCCATTGATATGTCTTTTGAATAAGTCGATGCCATAATATTAATAAGGGTCTATTGGTGTCCAAACCATAGTTGCTCCCGGAATGATTTCATTCCAAGTAATTACTCCTGATTCTTTTGTTGTCAATACTAATGGGACCTTATCAGGGGTCACATTCGCATTTCCGCTAATAGTAACAGTTCCTGATCTAATAATCAATTCATTTTTAAGACCAGAATCTACGACTGCATTACCGGAAACAGTAACGTTTCCAATACCTAAAACTAATGGATTTTTTCCAATCCCTGTTAAATCTACATTAGCATTACCACTAAGAGTAACTTCTCCTGTACCTAATACTAAAGCATCAGGTCCTGCCTGTTGAACAACCGAAGTAACTGTTTGACCAACTGGTCCAATCGTTATAACTAGTCTGTTTTTTTCTGCAACAACAGTAACATTTCCGTCATTACCTGAAGCGGAAAAGGGTTGAGTTGCAAATGCGTCGAATCCTAATAACATAATAATCCTTAGAAGGAAGCAGGGGGTATGTGGTGGTGCCCTGCCTCCATCTAAGAATTATATCACTATAATTTTAAAGTATCAACTCTGTTAATTCAGAATTAGATCCTACAGATCCTTTATAGAAAGTATTAAAAGCTAGACTTATTCTTGTATTATTGCCTTTTTTAGTTTCTACTTGATGAGTAGCTGATGATGGAAACATAAATAAATTACCTGTTTCTACAGGAAAAAACCAAGTACCAGAGTTCCATAAATTAAATTTTGTATTATCTATTTGGGGGGATATTTGTTGATAACCTTTACTATGACTAAAAAGTATTTTATCATTTTTTACATCTGAATCAAAATACAATACACCAGATACTACTGAATTAGGATGTTCGTGTTTGTGGTGATATTGATTAGCTTCAGTATAATTTAACCACGATTGAGTTATATAAAGTTCTATATTATTTTTAGGGCAAATGATTGTATCTAAATAATCTTTACAATGTTTATCTAAAAACTTCTTTATGTTTTTAAATTCTTTTCTATTCAATATATAATTATCTTTTGTATTAATATTTCCTTGATTATTACTGCAATGTTTTTTTTGTTGTTTTACAAAATTTAATTCTTGTTTTGTAAATCCTCTATCCATTTTTGTTGTATAGATAGGTGTTGGAAAAATACTATGGATTTGAGGTTTAGTCATAATTGATAACCGTGTAAGTAAATATTTTACTATCTGTTGGAGTCACTATCTTGTATTCTGTATTTGAATCAAACGAAACGAATTGATTTGCTGTGCTTTTAATAAAAGTATTATCAATCTCAATACCACCATTAGTATTATTAGCAAATAAAATTGCTACCTTACTGTTTTTCTTATGATGATTAATTATATATTTTTGTGGTTCTAATGTTTTAGTAAATAAATTAAATCTAACAGAATGTAATTTTTTATGTGGTATTTTTTCTAATACAGGTTTAACCATATTTAAATAATTAATAAAAACAGTATTTGTTAAATTAGAATCTTTTATTATTTCATTAGTAAATTTATATCCATCACAAGGTCGGTAATTTACAAAATCATTGTAAAACCAAAAAAAAGTATCTCCTGTCGATGTGTCTCTAATACTAGAAAATAATACAGGTTCTATAAAATTATTAATGATGTTGTATTTAGTCATAATTTATTATTTAAAATAGTTTAAATTAATAATTCCTCGAACATTTTCATCAGTGCAAGTAGTGCCTGTATGTTCTAATGTAGAATCAAATTCTATAAAACGATTACTAACTGATTCTAGTTTTGTGCCATCTTTAAATACAGTGTATCCATTACAAGTATTTAAATATAATATAGCAGTGGTTAAATTTTCTTTGTCGTCAAAATCTGTATGAAAATCAAATTGTTTTATTTTTGGAGTTATTGTTAATAAATTTGCTTTTGCTCTTACTAAAGAAAAAGGATTAATTTTTTGAATAAGGGGTTTAATTACACAATAACTTTTTCTTGATTCTCCCTTTGCATAAAACACGTGAATAAATTGAAATTCATTTCTTATTAACTTGTCTGATGTAACAGCTTTAGCATAATACCAATCAAAACTATCACCTAACATTAAATCTTGAATAGATTTAAATGTTTCTTTGTCTAAAAAATTATCTGTTATTTTCACACCACCACCACCATTATTAATTAATTATAATAAATCCCATTGTTTTGTTTCTTCATTCCAATTATAATATTTTTTATCCTCAATTTGTTCATTTGTCAATGCAGGTCTAACAACAGGTGGGTCCCATCGACAAGTTTCTTCATTTAATATCCAAGAATTATAAGGTTTAGGCGGTATAAAGGCATCTCTTTCCTCATCATATGTATATCCTGCTCCAGCAAAATTTTTTCTTATATTTAAATTGTAAGAAGTTTGTTTCCAAATTGGCCAATGAGTTATTTCTGTTAAAAATTTAATTCCATTAATTTCGTGTTCTACACCATTGCTATCTTTTAAAACGTCATTAGCAACCACGTGAACTTCTATTACTTTATTATTTAATCCTATTTTTGCAAAATGTGCCATAATATTTTCCTATGATGTATAAGTACCATCTCCATTAAATTGAATTATTGTATTTGCACCTGATATTGTAACTGTTGGCGATCCTGTTGTTGTTCCTGAATAATTTGCTGTTGGAACACTTAAAATTACTACACCTGAACCTCCAGCTTTTGATTCGAAATTAGAAGGAGAACTTTGGTTTGCTCCACCTCCACCACCGCCAGTATTTGCTGTACCAACGACTGAATCAGTATTATTTTCTCTTGCTCCGGCTCCACCGCCGCCTGAACCACCTGCACCAACTGGGCCAGCAGTAGGACAGCCACCACCTCCACCTCCAGCATATGTAACTGAAGCACCTGTTATTGAATTTGCTGTTCCATCTCCTCCAGTTCCACCCATTGTATTTGTAGTAACGTTTTGACCAACAGCGTTTGCACCCCCACCACCAGCTCCTCCATTGTATGGACTACCAACCATAGATCCACCATTATTACCTTGACTTGGGACTGTTGCAGGAGTGTCTCCTGATCCACCTGCATTAGTACCATAAGCACCACTACCTCCACCAGAGCCACCATCTTTACCTAATTGACCAGCACCATTATTAGCTTGACCTGATCCACCACCGCCACCGCCAGTAGAAGTTACTGTTGATAATCCTGTACCAGAAATAGTAGAATCTCCTCCATTACCACCTTGACCCGGAGTTCCATTATTTCCAGCAGTTCCTACTGTTCCTCCAGCACCAACTGTAACTGTGTATGTAGCACCTCCAGTTAAAGTTACTGAACTAGCTGTTCTAAATCCACCAGCACCTCCGCCACCACCTCCGTGAGCAGAAGATTGACCACCAGCACCCCCACCAGCAACAACTAATAAGTCTGCATTATAATTTGGTGGAGTTTTATAAGCAACATCATCATCAACAGTTGGAATCCAACCTTTAGTTGATCCTGAATAAACTATGTCTACGGATTGTCCATTAGCGTTATAAATAGGATCAGGTGATGAGTTACCTTGAAAGTTTAAACTATTGGGATCTATTGTAACTGCATTCGTTCCCCAATTTCTAGCGTAGTCTGTAAAAATGATTTGATCTCCAACACTTGCCGCAGCTGGAAGTGTAACTGTACAAGCATTAGAAGATGTATCTATCCAATAACCCTTACCAGCAACAGCTGTTAAAGTTGCTGCGGTTACTATTGATGATTGCCATTCAATTCCAGCACCAACCAATGATGCCCCTGAAGCAACTTGTATTGTATCTCCAGATTTACCGATAGTAATAGTATTAGCATTTTCGTTGATAATATTATTACCGTCTACATCCTGAACTGTATTTACTTTTATTATACTACTCATTTAAATCCCATTGTTTTGTTTCTTCGTTCCAAGAATAAATTTTTCCATCATCTGGTTTTACCACCGGTGCTTCCCAAAGACAAGTTTCTTCATTTAATGTCCAAGATGCATAAGGTTTTTTAGGTATGAATGCATCTCTGTCTTCATCGTAAGTATATCCTATTGCTGCGTGGTTTTTTCTAAAAGGTGTTCCACCTAATAGGTGAACATTAGCAGCTGTATTATAAGATGTTTGTTTCCAAATAGCCCATCCTGTTAATTTTGTTAAAAAGTCTATTCCAATATTTTCTTGTTCAACACCATTAGCATCTTTTAATTCATTATCGTGAACTGATAAAACTTCTATTACTTTATTATTTAATCCTATTTTAGCAAAACTAGCCATTATGATGTGTAACTCCCTGTTGCTGTAAATGTTAAAACTGTTTTTCCTGTACCACCTGCATTTGTGGAAACTGTTGGAGAACCTGTTGTTGTTCCTGAGTAATTTGCATCTGGCATACTTAAAATAACTACGCCTTTACCACCCGCTCCTGAATTCTGCGAAGCTCCATTCCAGCCGCCGCCACCACCTCCACCACCTGTGTTAACAGTTCCTGCTGCACCTACACCGGTTGTTCCTCCATTACCACCACCACCACTTCCACCACTTCCAGCTGGTCCAGTATAAGCACCAGCACCACCTCCTCCAGCATAAGTTACTGAAGCACTAGTAATTGAAGAAGCTGTACCAACACCACCTGGTCCATTATATGGTGAAACTGAATTTGAGCCAGCTGTACCAACACCACCCGCTCCTCCACCACCACCACAAGGATAATATGCAGCACCAGCTATACCAGCACCGCCATCATTACCTTGACTTGGGGTTGTTGAGGGAGTGTTTCCTGAACCTGCTGTATTTGTAACATTATCTCCAGAACCACCTCCACCAGAACCTCCTGAATTTGCAACACCTTCTTCAACATTTCCAGCGTTACCAGCTCCTCCGCCAGTAGAAGTTATTGTTGTTAAACCTGAACCTGATATTGAAGAATCTGCACCATTATTTCCTTTTACTCTTGAAGTTTGTGCTGCACCACCATCTCCTACTGTCACTGTAATTGATGTTCCTACTGGTAGGTTTTGAGTAGAAGTTCTAAATCCTCCAGCTCCTCCACCAGCACCCCAACCGCCGCCACCACTTCCACCTCCAGCAACAACTAAAAAATCTGTTGGATAATTTGTATCTGCTTCTGATTGTAAACCATCATCTGTTACTAACCAACCTTGTGTTGAATCTATGAAAACTAATGTAACAGCAATACCTTCTGTATCTAATATAGCACTCTCTGCTGCACCACCAATTTTATCTGAACCATTTGGAACTAATGTTAAAGAGTCTGTTTGAAATGTACTTGCATAATCTTTAAAAGCTACAACTGTTCCAGCAGATCCTGCTGGAAGATTAACTGATATTGCTCCACCCGTTGTATTACAAAAATATCCTTCACCAGCGACCGCTGTAAAACCTGATGTCTTAACTGTTGTTGTCCAAGATGCTGAACCTGTTGCTCCAAATCCTGTGGCTGTTCCATTATTAGTTATAGTAGCTCCACTAGGTATAGTGATAGTATCTCCACTAGCTCCTATAGTTAAGGCTGTACCTGATTGTGGTTCTATTGCATCTACTTCTACTTTACTCATTTAAATCCCATTGTTGTGTTTCTTCGTTCCAAGAATAATAATTATAATTATCCATTTGTTCTTGTGTCAATTCTGGTTGAGCAACTGGTGCTTCCCAAAGACAAGTTGTTTCGTTTAATATCCAACTCTTAAAAGGTTTTGGTGGTATAAAAGCATCTCTACTTTGATCATATGTATAACCAACACCTGCATAATTTTTTCTAAGAGGTGTTCCACCTAATTTATGACCTCCACCAGAAGTATTATAAGAAGTTTGTTTCCAAACGTCTCTTGTTTTATATAAATTATTTAAAAAATCTATTCCTGCTTGTTCAGTTGTTGCAATATCATTAGATACTACTGCAACTCTTAAAACTTTATCACCAACTCCTAGTTTTGCAAAATGTGCCATTATCCTGTGTAACTCCCATCTCCATTAAAAACTATTACTGTATCTGATCCATCTGTTGTAACTGTTGGAGAGCCTGTTGTATTCCCTGAATATTTTGCAGTTGCCATTCTTAAAATAACAACTCCACTACCTCCTGTGCTATGAGGCAGACTAGAAAATTTACCACCTCCACCACCACCTGTGTTTGCAGTGCCATTACCACTTTGTACTACAGGAGATTGCTTTCCACCATCTCCTCCTCCACCTGAACCACCAGCTCCCGCTGTACCATTATATGTTGCACCACCACCACCGCCGCCTCTTGTGACAGATGCGCCTGTAATTGTAGAAGCTACACCAGTTCCACCATTTCCCGCATCGCCACTAGAATTATTTGCACCAACAGCACCAGCTCCTCCTCCACCACCACCAGCTTGACCAGCACTATCTGAATCTCCACCTTTATATCCTTGATTAGTTGTTCCAGAAGCACCGGTACCTAAATCAGCACCTCCACCAGAACCACCGGATGTACCAGTAGGAACAGCTGCAGGTTGTCCGGGAGATATATTATTTATACCTCCAACTCCGCCTCCAGCAGAAGTTATGGTTGTAAGACCTGAACCAGAAATAATACTATCTCCACCTGGACCCCCCATAGAACTATCGGCTGTACCAGCAGTCCCACCATCTCCAACAGTAACTGTATAAACTGTACCAGGAATTAAACTTAAAGCAGTTTCAGATGAACCACCTCCACCAGAAGTTTCTGAATTATAAGAAGCTCTATATCCACCAGCACCTGACCCACCAGCACCACCATCTCCTGAACCACCACCTCCACCAGCGATACATAAAAAATCGCAAGTGTAAGGTTCTTCTTGTAAAATATTTTGTAAACCATCATCTGTTACTAACCAACCTTGTGTTGAATCTATAAAAACTAAAGTAGCTGCAATTCCTTCGGTTCTTAATACTTTATCGTCGGTTGAACCACCTATTTTTTCTGAACCATTTGCTGATAGAGTTAAATTATCTGTATCAAATGTATTAGCATAATCTTTAACAGCCACAACATCTCCAGCAGTTCCTGCCGGAAGATTTACTGTAAAACCTCCTGCTGTTGTATTACAAAAATATCCTTCGCCTGCTGTTGCAGTAAATGTTGCAGTTTTAATTGAACCTGTAACCCAAGAAGCTGAACCTGTCGCACCAAAGTTTACGGCTGTACCACTATTAGTAATGGTTGCTCCTGATGCAATTGTTATTGCTCCACCGCTAGGAACTGTAAACGTATCGCCACTATCTCCTAGTGTAACATCTGTTCCTGATCTTGGACTAATTTTATTTACTTTTACTTCACTCATTAAACTATTACCAGTGTTCCTGTTACGGTAACAGTTGCTGGTATAACAATAGGTCCTGCAAGAACACCGTTCTCGACAGTTTGCGTTCCATCAATTGTTGCCGCTTGATTATTTATAAATTCATTTGGAGAAGTCTGCCCTCCAATATATTGGATTCCATTTATTACTGCCGTCATAATTCCTCCTACGAACTAATTTGACTAATGTATGACGTCACAATATCACAGCTTGAAGCTGTGTTTGAAACTGCCGTTAATACATCGCCTGATTTTAAAACAATTTTTGCTCCGCCTTGAATTAATTCGATTGCAGAATTTGGTGGGATAACAACACCTTTTGCAAGATATTTATTTCCACTGTTAATAATGTAAACATCAACTTCAATTGTAGAAGTTAAAATATTACATAATCTAATTCCTATGACCGCATCATAATTCGCTCCAGTTACAAGAGTTTGGCCTCCTGTTCCTACTGCTGATTGTAAATCGTTTCTAAAATTTTGTGCCATATTTTTTTCCTATTTATTTATAACGCCACGGCCATTGCTAATGCAAAGCCAGCTGACGCTGCTCCTACTGGAGTTCCAGTTGAATCTAAGTACACTGCCTTTCCTGCAGGTAATGTACAAAAAACATCCTTAGTACCCGCACCTAAAGTAATTGCAGAAGTATTACCATCAGAATTATCAAGAACTGTTGTTCTTTCTAAAGTAGTTGCGCCTGAAAGAGTTCCTAAACCAACTTCCCATTCTGCTGTTCCTTGATTATGAATAGCGTAATATGTAGTATTGGGAGTTCCAATACCAATATTAAAAGTTATAGTTCCTTCACCAGTAGGAACACCAGCCAAAGCTATGTTACCCGTTCCAGTAGTTGTACTAGTTTCTTTTACTCTATCATTTATAACCAATGCCATTTTTTACTCCTTTACTTACAATTAGTTGCTTTTTATACTTAACAATGCATCTGCACCTGTAGGTGTTCCAGAAGTCGGAGCAGGGAAAGTTACTGTGAACGTTCCATTAGAACAAGATTTTGTTCCACCGAAATCTAGGACAACAATCAATTTATTTGTTGCTGATGAATTGTAAATAGCTCCAAAAGCTGCACTAAAAGTTGCTGGTGTTGGGCTTCCCCAAACACTATCAGTAAAGTCTACAGTCGCATAGTTTGCACTATTCGATACTGCGTTTCCTGTTAATGTATTTCCTCCAGCTGAATACTCTGTTCCCGTTGTTTCACTTGCAACTACATAAATTGTACTTGCAGTGTTGTAAGGACTAGCAGTATAGAGCGCTAACTTAAATGTATCCGATGCAAAGTTGTGAGTTCCACTCAACAATTCTACAGGGAATGCATAAGGTACTTCGTTTGCCATATTTTATCTCCTATTTATTTCCATAACTTGATGGTGGTTTTACGTTGAGTTGAGCACGAACTTCACCATCTTGATATTCGTCTCTGCGTCTTTGACCGATTTGCTCGATCGCATACGATTCTAGAGCTTCGTTAAAAGCTTGAGTGTAGTATTGTAACATATCCTGCGGTCCTTTCAAGTACCCATATGCATTTACTAAAGAGGCATATAAAAGTACGTCGGCATATTTATTTGACAAATATGTTCCGGCAGTATCTGTAATAATACTAGTTGGTTCTTTATCATAACAAAGCGTAATTGCGTAAGTTTTATCTGGAGTTGGGGCCACCACCCAGTAAGTTTCGTCCCAGTTTCCATAATATTTAGGGATATCTACAGCTGAAGTTCCTGGTGTAGAATAGTACTCAGCCATAAAAGATGTGTCTCTTTGTTCTAAAAAATATTGATTTCCTGCCGCATCTTCTAATTGAGCATATCGGATCGCTCTCATATCACCTGGAATAGTTACATATCTATTTCCAATGACTAAGTTAGAAGTTGCATAGTAAACATTTTGATCTGTGTCGATTGATCTTAAAATTTTATTCTCTGCGTTTTGAATGATTCTCGCTAAAACAGAATCGGAAAGTACATTACTTCCAACTTCTGTATAGTTTCTAATATCGTCTCTTAAATTTGTTAAACTGTATGCCATTATCCGTTAACCACCTTTAATGTTACTGGACCCGCTGAACAATTAGATCCGCCTCCTGATGCATCTCCATCTGTAGCAGTTGAGGCACTGGTTATATAAAAATAATTTTCTGGAGAAGTTAAAGTTCCAGGAGCTGTCGTTACATTTCCTAGTGAATCTATTTTACCTAAAGCAATTGTAAATCCATTTGCATTATTTAAATCACTTACATTATCAAAAGTCGGAATCGTTGCATACTGTTGAAGATTATTTGCATCTGCTCCCCCAGTTCCTGCAGTAGTAACATCTGGTGGTCCTCTAAATCTTACAACGTCACCAGCTTTTCTTTGATGATCTAATGAATAAACATTTACATAAGTTGCTCCCCCATATTTTACACTTGTAAATGGATTAGCGTTTAATAAAATTAAACTTGCTGTTGAAGCTGGTTGTGGTCTTGGGTTCCATAAAGCTTGGGGATCAGAGCCAGCTGGTTTTGGATCCAACTGTGGTTGCTTAGGTTCATATTCTGAAGTGTGAACTAAAGCTCCATTCCATTCTCTTACCATTTCTGTGTAGGGAAATTTTAATCCCGATCTATCAGAA